TGATCTGCCCTCAGACGTTGACCTAGCTGGTGTGATGCACATTGCTATTCAAAAGCCTACCATCAAGTTTGGTATGTCAGATAGACCCTTTACTATGGACACCAGCCCCCTTAAGTCGGGTCCTCGTAAGGGACAGCCACGTAATGATAAGGTCTACACGGGTGAACCTCACCCAGATCTATACCGAGAGCGGTGTATAAACTGGTACCTAGGTCATGAAGACTATGCACATCTAGCTCCTGAGCGGGCCACCGACCCGCCTGTCAACATATCGTACACAGGAAGCAGGACTCTCCTTGCAGAGGACAACCTCTCTTGTTACGATAGCCGACTCAAGTTCCTTAAATCCTATAAGGAACGCCCATGTGAACCGGGCAAGTTCGAAGTTGGCGATGTGGTGCCTCATGCTGGACGAGTATCTCCTTATGCTTCGTTCATTACGACACCCGTAGATCGGTGGATAGACATCATTGAAGCGGAGCAGTTCATCATATCCAATAGAGATGATAAGAACCTCGATGACGGGGTTCATGCTTCCTTCTTGTCTGAAGTTGGTTCCTAACTTCAACCTGCCCACGAAGGAGCATCTTCGTGGAAGAAGAAGTCAAAGCATCAACGTGGCATAGGAATCCTTTTGGTCCCTTCAAGGATGAGATCCTTAGCCAAATCATTCTGCCCAAGATATTAAACCTGCTGGATGATGGCACTGTCTCCTCCAAAACAGACTTGCTATCCAAGTTCAAAGAAACCCACAACGCAACTATCTCAATGACCACTTTCGATGAGTGGCTCTCCTCCCTCGGCATTAAGTTCGAACGTGTCACCCAGGTCAAGCTGCCTAAGGGGATGACTCGACCTATCGAACGACAAGAAGAAATGAAACAGCAACAAGAAGGATTGGGTATGGCGCCCAGTGCTCCCCCCACTAGACAAGCAAGTCTTTCTGTAGAAGAAGCAGAGAAACTTTTTGACCCCATGAACTAGGAGTCTTATGAATCACACCCTAGCCGTAGGTAAAACCCAAGAGAGTAAGTATCCAAATCTTGGTCAGGTAGCAGGCAACTCCCAGTACCCCCTGGGAAAAATGTTCGGCTTACTTGTTGGAGAGTCAGGGGCTGGTAAGTCATTCGTGATGCAGTCAAACCCTGACGCCTACATTCTCAACTTAGACGAGACGCCTACTGTTTGTCCTAACAGTGAAGCAGTTATGTTCCCTGTAGCAGGACCTGATGGCCGACCTGTAGATGAGAATAATGAACCCATCGTACTAACGTGGGAACACATAGAAGAGAAAAGAAAAAGCTTGTGCGCTCTGGCAACAAGCAATGCACCTAGACCAAAGACCGTAGTGCTAGACACAATCATGCAAGCCTTACGGTTGTTGCGCCCCTACGTTGCAAAGATGTATGGAAGAGAAAACTTCCGAGATGTTGATGGCCGTCTCGGATGGGAAAGGTTATTCGATACCTTGATTGAGTTTGCCATTAGCTTGCGAAGACATGGTTATGGTGTTATATTTACCTGCCATTTATCAAGGAAGCACATCCCTATTTCAGACCAGCAGCATGTAGAAGAATACAGAATCATGTTATCAGATGGGCTTTATGCTCGACTGTTCCCCATGTTTGATGTTGTTATTCCTGTTGTTGCTGAGTGGAAGGTAGAAGAAAAAGAAGTTGAGAAAGAAGTAGTAATCAACGGAAAGAAAGTAAAACGAAAAATTAAATCAACAGAGAAAATGAGAAAGCACACAGCAGCATTTGAAAATGAAAAGCTTCAAGGGATTACCAAGACAAGAACTTTGTCGCCACTTACACAAGTGGAGCTCCCCTCAGTTCAAGCTTGGAAGTCTTTAGAAGATGCATTTGAGAGGGCGAATACAGCCCGCTAGGTGGGCGGGCTGTACCGCCCCATCACACTAAGCCACCTTTTTGGAGAATCTATCGTGGCAATTGACAGTTCAGTAAAATCTTTATTCGCAACTTTCCAAAACCAATTTGAATCTGTCCAGGCTGATCAAGGTCATGGAGGGCTTGGCTGGTGGCCTGAAGCTGGTGATCACGAAGTATTTGTCACTGGAATGAAAGTCGAACAGTCTGGCTTTCGGCAATCAGATGGCATGGAACTTCCAGGATTCATGGTTCAGTTCACCTACCAACTAGTAGAAGATGCTACTTCACCTGAAGAACCTCGCCAGTTCCAAGGATCTCCCATCCGAGTTCCTGCAGATGCAAGTAAGATCACCCAAGATGGCTCCAAGATTAAGGCAGAGATCGAAACCAAGCGTCTCAAGGGACACCTGGAAACCATCCTCGGCCATACCTCAGACAACCCTGAGGTAGCTCTTATGGAAGCAGACACTGCAATAAATGGTGATACACCCATTGCGGTTATGTGTCGGTGCCAGTACAATACCCGAGGTACGCGCACGTATAAGACTGAATACCTTACACAGCGCCTGTCCTCTTAATCCAAACTCCCCCCACTGTGCGGCTCCGGGGTTCCTTAACACGGACCCCGGAGTCTTTTTATTGCGGGTGAGTTGTTCGAGCCTCGGGAATTTGCTGTAAAAGCAAGGGGTTACACTGTTGCCCCAAAGATTTCCTATGACTAGTAAGAACATAGGGAAACGTATCCAAAACTGTACCGCTCCCAGCAGTAGCCCTATCGACAACGGGAGCAAACTTTTTTAACAACCTCTTTTTATGGAGTAGCATTTTATGCCTAAGGTTACGAGTCGCACGAAGACAAAGAAGGTTCGAGTCTCTAAGAAAATATCTCGAAAGGGAGAGACAAGAGGACGGCCTCGTAAGGATCCTTATGATCGAAGAAAGCTAGTAAGCATTTCTCTTCCTCAAAGTATGATTGATGAACTTGATTCCTTACTGGAAGAAATGGATAGGACGCAACCTTTCTTTGTCGTAAGCAGAAGTGGTTTGATCCGAGCTTGCTTGGGTCGAGCATTAGAGGAGCCAAAGAAATTCTTTGCCCTTGAAGATAAATGACTCAAACTTACCCCACCACAGCTTTATTTCTAGCCAAGGGACATAACTCCATTGGCAGGAAAAAAAATAAAGATCTGCCCATGAAGTGGTGCTTAGGTGATCCATTGCGTGTAATTGTCAGGGGGACTAAGCACTCAGAAAAGTTTCCACTATGTGGGCTGCCAGATCGTCAAGCTCGACCAGTGAAACTTGCAAGGTCCCAAGTAGGATTGTTCGAAGAACCATACCTCTCGGGTAGAAGGTATTGGATTCTTATCAGTACCCTACTTGATGATTCAACGCATGACGAATGGGTGTCCTTTTACGAATCCGAGGACGCTCATTCGATCACCTGGGTAGGTCATTGCTCACCCAACATAACCTTCTTTAAGAAGTCACCTTTTAGATACAATGTTCTGTTTGGAAAGAAGTTAATCAGGAGCTTAGTGTCTGCTGTTGATAAAGGGATGGAACCTTGGATGGAGCACAGAATGAGTCCTCGCAGACATTCGGCATCAATAAGAACAATGCCGGGAAAGGTAATTCAAACATGGATCAACCTCTAAAAGCTCGTGTAGTTAAACGCTTCTTCAAGATCACTTTCACCGAAGTGACAGGTTGGAGTTATCTTGTTCAAGCTGACTCGGAAGAAGAAGCCAAGCAGAAGTGGCAAGACGAGGATGATAAAGGCCGAGAGATTTGGTCGGGCGTAGAAGACGTCTCAATCACGGAAGTGAACTCTGATGGAAAGGCTCGTAATGATTCAAGAAACGATCTTCAATAGAACCGTCACAATCTTTGCTAAGCCCGGAGACAAAAACGCCTACATTCGAATTACTTCCAACCAAGACCCCACCATTACCTTCACTCTAAGCACGCCCTTAGCTGAACTCCCTCCAGACAGGTTTGAGAAGATCTTCAAAGAACTCAGTTCGTAGCCCACTTAGACAACAAGATGGTCAGGTCACCACCATCAACAACGCCGTCACCGTTGAGATCCCAAAAGCTGCCAGACTTACCCCAGTCACCCAGTAACTTCGCCATATCTTTCCCATCAAACTCTTCCCTAGTAACTATGAAGTAAAAGTTTTTTAGGGTGGAGACAGGTAGTAACTGACGCTCGTCTGCAGATCGACAGAAGGTGATCCGCACCCCACCCTCTACCTTTTCCCAGGTATCGAAGGGTAGTAGGGGTTCATTCGGAGTACTCGAAGTGGGGGGACCTGACAGACTACCCTTACCCGTGAGCAAGACCCCGGTCATACATGGGTAAGGATTTTCTTTTGTCATGTGCAGTCGAACATGACCATAGTGAACAGTTGCAGGGCCTTGCTCAATCGTGTTGTGCTCTAATGACCACTCACTCCCTTGACTAAGAAACATGGCAGCAATGAGGGTAGCAATCATTCCTCATCGTCCTCGTCAATCTTGGGAATATCAGTAGGCTCAGTCTGCTCATGGAGCCCAAGATCATCACCAGTTTCGGGCATCACTTGTAGTTTTGGAGTCATAGGTCTTCATCATCTTCTTCTTCCTCTTCTTCTATTACTTCAATAGGATCCGTATCACCCCATACAAATTCTTGTTTAATGTCCTCAAGAACCCCTATCACTGTATATTTATCTAGGTTCCATTCCAAGGCCCATCCAAGAATTTGTTTTATGAGATGCTCTGCCAACATGTCAGCAGGATCTTTCTTTTTCATTGGGGCATCTCCAACAACTCAGCATCCCAGTTCTTACCGTGGAGCCGAGACAACCTCCCCGGCTTACACTCAACCACCAGGATGCCTGTCCCCCACTGAGAAGTGTCTTTCCTCTTCATCCAGCTAGGGTTCAATGGCCCAGCTGTACCTACGTTAGCGTACCACCAGGGCAATGGAATACGCTTAGTCCGCTTCATCTGAGTGGGGGGAACTGGCCTATGAGTGTGGCCTCTCACCATAAGTAGGTGGGAATGGCCGCCCAGAAGGTTGACGAACTGAAGGCCCTCAAGCTCGTCTGAGGACTGCCCTGCATCGAACCCGTGGTAGAAGACGCACTGCCCTATTCGGAAGCACCCTGCTGGAGACTTCTCGTAGGGGGTCCAGGCCCACGACCTGAACTCAGCCCCGTACTCAGGATGGCGCCTCCAGTCCACCAGCCCTCGTAGCTCCTTCGGTACCCGCCTAGGATCCTCTGTAAGGAGATTGTCGTCATGGTTCCCCATGTTGATCCACATTTTGCAGGAGAGCGGGAGAACGCCTCTCAGGGCCTTGAGGAGATCGTGAGCTTCTCGGTACTCATCCTCCAGGCTGTGGTCGTACTCATTAGGGTGGACAGACCCAGCACTTGCCTCAAACAAGTCACCTAGGTGTCCGAAGTGGGTCAGTCCCTTGATTCCAGATAGAGTGTTCAACACCCATTCCTTTGTCTCCTTCGGCATGAAGGGGCAATGGGTGCACGAGATCACGGCTATCTTGGCTGTACCAGTCATTCCAACCTTATCCTTCTCCTCTCTTTGCATCATTCCTTATAAAAAGAGAGGAAGCCTTGGTATCCCTGGTATCACTGAGGCTCCATGTAAACACCCGTTAGCTCACGCTGGATAGCAAGATCAGGTCTTTCTGACGATTGCATATTCGACCATAGATACCGAGCAGCCTGTGTTTCAAGTTGAGTTTCAGGAGCTTTATCAAAGTAGTTGCCAGGAACTTGAGCCTCGAACTGGCCCCTCGCTCCTGTCTCAGTGGTTTGAAGAATCCTGGATACCATGCTTTCTTCTCGAAGCTTAACCGCTGCAGACATCTGTTGTTTGGATACAGTCAAAGGTAATCCAAATCGTTTTTCGTACTCAGCCTTTAGTGATTCAGCTTCAGAGATGTTGTTACCCAATACAGAGGAAATCCATTTCCTCCTAAAGTCTCTCATAGCATTCCTATTTTTAAGTAGGAATCCACTAATGTCTTGTGATTCCTTGAACTTAGCCATGTCAACGCCGAGACTTTTCAAGATCAACTTATTAGCGTCGTAATAGCCTAAGAACCTACCATCGTGCTTGTAGTAAGGAACCTGACCGTTTTGGATGTTACCCCAATCGGCGTAGTTTCTTTGCAGTCCAAGGTCAACAGGCATCTTCCCAGTAAGGCCAAGAACCTTACTCAACGCAATACCATTAGGAACTACCCGAGGAATGGTTTGCCTTAACAAGTCCCACTCACCAGTGCCTACAGCCTTGAGAGAACTAGCAAGGATGTCCACTGCGGGAGGCATCATCGCACCGACAACACCTTCAGTTGCGTTTTGACTGGTAAAGAAACGTTCTCCCCCCACGGCCTCAGTGACAGAGCCCACGAAAAGACCGCGTGAAAGATCAGCGCCAATCAAGTTCTTACCTAGCTCATAGGTAATCGCGCTGTAACCCATAGCCTTAGTCACATGAGAGAACAGGTTCTTGACTCCACCCTCACCAATCTGGAGGGGATTCAAGAACGTACCGCTGACCTGTCTTACAGGGAACTGAAGGAACTGCCTAGCTAATGGGTTAGTAAGAACCCCTCGATAAAAAATGCGTGGCCTGTTGAGAGGATCACTGCCGAACTGAGTTCTCTGTACAATGTCGGCTGCGTCGGTCCTTAACCTGCCAAGCTCCTCGGTAGTGTTAAGACGGCCAGCTGACTTATAAGACCTCTTGACAGCGTGAGCCATAGCCAAACGGTTGAACCACTCAGCTTTTTCAAAAGGCTTCATTCCCAACTCAAGCAAGTAATAGCTGGCTTTGCCTGGAGCCTTACGGAATCCATGACGCAAGCTGGCAACGTCCACCATTTCAAATGGGGTCTTGCCTATGTCGGCAAGCTCAGCAAAGTTAATCTGACGAGATATCCCATCTCCAGCCAGGTCAACAGTTTCTGTCATCGTTTCAGCTAGAAGCTGTTCTCGTTGTGCATCTGTGATCCGAATACCTAGTTTGGATCGTGCATGAGCGTAACGAAGCATCGAACCTAAAGCATCTAGCCAACCACCAAACATCGCACTAGAGCCCAACATAGGCATACCCATAGTCAAGGGCTGCATCATGTTCATCATCACACTAGACATATTCATGCCGAGGTGAGAAACATACAGAAGCTTAGCCATATTGCCCGAGATGCCACTAAGGCTGCCCAACTCCCGAGAAGAATCTGACCAAGCATTTACTTCTTCTCGGAACCGAGCACCCCAAGGACCCATCTTTCCTATGGCTTCACCAATAGGTCCATTAACCAACCACTTCATTGACTTACGTGAAGCT